GTTGCACTATTATAATCATAAACAGTAGTATTATATTCCTGGAGAGTTAAGCTCACTGTTAAATTTTCATTTAATGTATATGAAGTAATTAAGAATTGTTTTGTAGAAAATCCAAGTTTGCTAATTGTCAATGTAACTACATCTCCAACAGATAAATTAATTAATGTTGGTTTACAGATCATATTTACTGAAATCATTTGTCTTGATTGTTTTAATAATATCAATGCAATTCTTTCAGCCATTGCAATATTAGTTGTGTAATTTAATTGTATTTCTCTTGAGATAGTTTCACCATCATTAGTTTGATATGTTGAATCTTCTTGAACTGGAAAATCAGTTGCCACATAATTATTATCTTCATCTGCAAAAACACCTTTGACCTGGTTATAAATATCTTGTCTTTTAGGTTTGGCTCTAACAGATATTTCGCCAGCTAAATCATCTTCTGTTATTGCTTTTACTGAAGATCTAGCTTTACCAACTTTTAAAACGAATTTACCTTGTTCATAAGTTAGAGTTCCAACACAACTTGATAAAATATCTTCAATTATTTCTATTGGTTTTTTATCTAATGAAACTACTCCATGGCATTCATATCTATTTTGTGTTGAGGCATCTGCTAAAGTAATTGAATCTTCACAATCATTTGCTGAGCTTGTAAATGATGTTGTGTCTATTTCTGATGTACTAGCATTCATTCCATCAGATGATGTTAAATAATCATAAACTATTAAAGCTGGATTTGATGAGTAACCAGTAGATGATGTTCTATAATCTAAAACTTTTTTACCTTTAACTAGAGCTGATATATTTGGAATGCCATTTGGGTAAATATCTTCATCAAATTCTAACCTAATATAAAGATAAGCTATTCCTCTAAATCTATGATTTGAAGTAATATTACTATCTTCTGAAACCAAATCGGAATCTGCTGTTTGGTCAGCAGTTCCGAGTTTGGTCTTGATTCTAGCTTTGCCATTAAAGGTTCCAGTATTTACATTTCCAGAACCATCAATATCGGAGCTAAGAGTTATTGCAACATCATTGAAAAAAACTTTATCAATAGATTGCAATTCATGACTAGCCAAACCAATAACTAAATGTAAAAATTTATTATCTGATCCTGTTGTACTTGCATATAATAATGTTCCTGATTTTTTTACTGTTCCATAAACTAATTGTCTTGCTGATATTGGAGATCTTATTAATGTGGATCTATTTACTACTTCCGAATCAAATCCACCCAATGATGGTTCTTTTGGTTTACCAGCTAATTTTCTATAGGCAAATGAGAATACAGCAGTTGCAATAAATGAGACAGCAAATTGCTTTAATCCCATTGAGAACAAACCTTTGATACCACCTCTTTTAGCTACAGATGTTGCAACTGTTTTAGCAACAGATTTTACAGCTCCAGTTATTACAGATGCTATTCCACTAAAAAATCCCATTAGTTTTTAACTCCCCAAAATAATTCTTTTTCTACTAATTGCTGAACAAATTCTAAACCAACATCACCACTAAATTTTTGTAGTTGATCATTATTTGTATATCTGCTTATTCTTTGTCTCTCCCAATCAATCAATCTATTTTCTATTTCAATAACTATAGTTGCTGTCTCACCATCTATTTGAATATTTTGTGTATCTACTTTACCTTTAAAAATAATAAATGGATCTGCATGTAATGTATAATTAGCTGTATTTAAAAATCCTAAAAATAATGTTGCATCTTTATTTTTAAAATTTTCTGTTAAAGCTATTGATACATTTGAGCTTGAAACTCCAGAAACTGTTAATTGAATCCCACTCGCCTGGAGCTCCTGGGATTCCTCTATGGATGATATATTAGCTATTCCAGATCCACCTACATAAGTATTGCTATCAAAAACAATATCTCTATCAGATGTGTTTAAATATAAAGTTCCAGATGTATATTCTATTTTAATAAAATGAACTGGAATGATAACAGAATCATCCAACACATTTGAGTTGGCTGTCACTAAAGTTTTACTCATTTAGAATACCTCTATTGCAGAAAATGAAATGCTGTAAACATCACCAATACTTTGACCCCAGGTAACATTATCATCAACTAATTTCATCTCACATTTTGGATTAGTTGTAGTAATACTTGCATTATCAGATGGTGAAGATCTTAGGCTTGGTGAAAAATTAATTGTAACATCACCTGATGAATCTGATGTTGCATCATCAGTAACCATTTTTAATTCAGAGTTTACTTCAAAATAATCTCCAGCTTTTAAAACTGTAGTTGATGCCTGACCTCCATCACATATTAAACTATTTCCTGTTTGGCTTGCACCATTAACTAATAATGTTGATCCAGCAATTGTTCCTAATGGAGATGTAGCATTTGGATCAAAACCATTTAATGAATTTACTCTACCTCTGAGCTTAGTTAAAAAAGCTATTACTACTTGAGCATCAGCTCTTTTTAATGGTGAATAAGTTATATTTAAATACCATCTACCACCAGTTCTTGCCAATGTTTGAATTGAATTAGAAATTGGAGAAATAAAAGTTTCTGTATTTTCTTCTAAGCCAAAAGAGGCAGATCTAAAATCAGTTTGTTTTGGTATAGTTAAAGTTGTCATTATTTTAATCCCATTGCTTTAGTCATTATACCACCTCTTGATCTTGCCTCAATAACAGCCTGGACAGATTGTTCTCTGATTAATGGTAAAGCATTAAATATTTCAGCTCTAACCGAATCATTAACAGATGGCATTATATTTAAAGTTTGATTTACAGTTACAGATCCACCAAGAGCATTATTAGGAATTATTGTTCCTGATCTACCTGGAACCATTAGCTCCATTCCTCTCTCTCCAACTACATAAGGTTTTCCACCTTGAACAGATCCACCTCCAGCTCTAGCTGGTATTGAACCAATTACAGTTCCAATTGCACCTTTTATAGCACCACCTAAAGCCTCACCTAAAGGATCTGTTATTGCCCTTCTATAAGCTAATCTAATAACATCTTGAGCTATTTGTCTTATAGCATCTGATAATTTTTTTGCCTCAAATACTGCATCCTCAAAACCACTTGCAATAGTAGTTCCAAATTCTTTACTAGCATCTTGTAATCTTTTTAATCTTGATCTTAATTCTTTAAATTTTTCATTTGTCTTTGTTAAAAAATCACCATGTAATCTTTGACCAAAATGTTTTTGAAATTGTGTTCCAGCTTCTTTAGTTTCAAATTGTATTTGTCTAATAAATTCTACTAAGGATGAAAAATCTGATTTAGCAATTGATATTGGTTTTAAATCTTCTTTAAAAAATACCAAAGCATTTCTTATATCTATAAAAGCATTAGCAACAGATTCTAATCCAGCTTTAAAATTATTAACAAAAGCCTCTGTCAATAATGTAGCTTTTATAAAAAATTCTTTTAAATTTTCTAATCCTGTTTCTCTAAATGCTTTTAATCCATCATCAATTTTATTAAATACACTAGCTAAAACTCTACCAATTGCTTTAGCTAGACCATCACTATCTGATATTGCCTCTGTTAAAGTGTTTGTTACATTTTTTAAAGATTGTCCAAAACCTGATTCTCCAACTATGTCTTGAAAGTTACTCAATGCAATTCCAAAATTAGAAAATGCAACACTTAAATTATTTAATCTTTTTTGAGTAGCTCCTCCAAATCTTTTATCTAAAGCTCTTGTTAAAGCCTCAGTAATTTGTCTAGCACCTTCTGTTGTTTTACCAAATTCAGATATTTCATCTCTTGCTAAACCCATTTCTGCTCTTAGCATTCCAAATACATCAATACCTCTATCTGATATTTGATTAAGTTCTTCTAATCCTAAACCACCACCAACTGATCTAGCAAAAACTCTTGTTAATGCTTCAAATACACCTAAGCCATCAACTGCTGATGCAGATGTATCTGTAAATGTTGTAAGTAATTTTTCTGTTGGTTCTATTCCAGCACCTTTTAATTGAATGAATGATTTTGTTAAATCTTCAACACTAAACTGAGTCCTAGTCGCAAAATCAGATATTTCTCTAAATTTTGCATTTCCTTTTTCTACAGATCCAAATACTGATGCAAGTCCAGATCTTAGATCTTCAAATTTAGCATTAGTTCTAGCAATAGATCTAATAACAACAGCTCCTCCAAGTCCTACTAGAGCTCCCTTCAAACTAAATACAGCACTTGATAATCCTTTGACAGATCTACCGACTCCTTTAAATACAGCTTTAGTTCTGTCAACTGCTGATATTGTAAATTTTAAACCTTTACTTGCCATGCTTTTTTAACCTATCTCTTTCATCTTTTATATTAAAATAAGCAATCCATCCATTATATTCTTTTACTGACATCAATTTAATTTCATAAACTGATTTATGTAGTAATTCTGCTAATTGATATTCGTTGAATAGATTTTGGTCTTTTTTTAAGTTTTTTTTTCCTCGGCTATAGATGTGTCTCCTGTTATTTCTTTTGCTAACCTGGAAATAACAACTGGATCACATTCAGTAAGTAGTTTTTTTCTATCTTCTAATTTGAATGCTTTGTTACCATTTTCGGTTTCGCATTTCATAACTATAAGATCTACTAATGCCTCAATCTCATTAACTTTTGATTTTTCCCATAATCTTCTTTGCTCATCAAGATTTAAAGGTTTTACAATAAATGCAGTATTCCATTCTGGAACATGAATTGTTTTTGAATCTTGTAATGCAAAATGTTGAATAGCTTTATCAATTACTGACATAAATTAATATTAGACAGTTGAATGTGTAACACCACCAGTTGCTTGAAAACCAAAAGATCTTTCTACTATTTCATTTATAGTTTGAGAAACACCAACTGATGTTATCAATACAGATGCCTGTATTTGTCTTTCACCAGATTGTCCACCTTCTGGAAATAAATCTAATGTAACATTTGCTCCAACTAACATAGCCTCTTGTCCATTTGTATCTGTTCTATCAAAATGACAAGTTATAGTTCCTGTTGCCTCTCTAATTCCTGAGACAAAAGATTTAAAGCTATCACCCATGCCAGTATCTTCAATGATATTATCTGTTTCAGTAATATCAAAAGATTTAATCTCAGCGACTTGGTTGCCACCTATTTTTACTACACCTAAATTTCCACTTACTGTTGCCATACTCTCTCCTTTAATGTTTTAGATGTATTGGTCAAGTTTA